TCCCAGGCTTTGGCGTCCGGAACGGTAAAATTGCAGGACTGGAACTCGGTTGTCAACGCGAACATGGGTGGTCAGGTATTTCAGGATGCATTGAAAATGACAGCTCGCATCCATGGAATCGCCATTGACGAGATGATTGCTGATGAAGGTTCTTTCCGAGAGACACTATCTAAAGGATGGCTGACGAAAGACATTCTGACGGAAACGCTTCAGCATTTTACAGAGTTTACAGATACCTACAATGAAGAAAGCCTGAAAAGGCAGGGCTATAACGACAAAGAGATTGCCGAAATCAAGCAGATGGGTATTACTGCGACAGATGCGGCTACCAAGATTAAGACCTTTTCTCAGTTGTGGGATGTTCTGAAAGAATCTGCCCAGTCTGGTTGGACGACTTCGTGGCAGACGATTATCGGTGACTTTGAAGAGGCGAAGGAAACACTGACCGTTTTTGGTGATACACTGACCAAGATGATCAGTGATTCGGCAGATGCCAGAAATGCAGTCTTAAAGGAAGGCTTCATGTCTGGCTGGAAGCAGCTTCTGAATGAAGGCATTGAAGATACAGAGGGATTTCAAAATGCCATTATAGAAGCCGGTAAAAACAGTGGCGTAGCCGTTGACGATCTGATTAAGAAGTACGGTTCTTTTGAGAAATCGTTGAAGGGCGGCTGGGTAACTTCCGATATGCTGAAAACTGCGCTCGATTCTATGGCAGATTCGGTCGCGGGTTTATCGAAAGAAGAACTTGAAGCCAAAGGCTATACGGACGAGCAGCGACAGGCACTGCTTAATCTTGTAGAGGCTGTAAAAGATGGCAGTCTGAATCTGGATGAATTTGCCCAAAAAATGGGCAGAGCCTCTGGACGAGAGAATATGATCGATGCAATCACGATGGCGTTCGAAAAGCTGATGCCAATCGTGAAACAGGTCGGCGATGCGTTTCATGAAGTGTTCAATCCTAATAATGATCTGGGACAGCGCATCTATGATATGACAGCACGTATCAGAGAGTTTGTCGATGGAATTGAGGTGAGCGAGCAAGGCCTTCACAATTTCAAAATGAGTATTGAAGGTATCCTCTCGATCTTCCATATTGCGGGTAAAGGTATCTCTGCATTCGCACAGATCATTGGACATCTACTTGGGAAACTCCTTCCGGTTGGTGATGGAATTCTTGACGTAACCGGAAGCCTTGGCGAGTTCTTAGTTTCACTTGATAAAGCAATTGACTCTGGTGGATATTTGGAAAAATTCGTTGAGTTGGTCAATGGTGCAATTGATAAACTGGCTTCTGGGTTCAAAGTTGCAAAGGATTATGTGCTTGACTTTATCGGGTCCTGGACCGGCATTGACTTTACAAAATTTGAATCTTTGCGCGACATCTTTGCCTTGATTGGCGAGAAACTGAGTGAGTTTGGAGAGAAAATTCGCGACACATTCCCATGGGTCAACTCTCTGAAGGACACAGTTACTGCAGCGTTCCAGAAGATTCGCGGAAGTGCTGATGAGGATCTGGGTGCTGCAAATACTGCACTAGAATCTTTGAAAACAGCAGGTTCCAAAGTCAAAGATATCTTTTCAAATATTGCAGAGAAGATTGGTGCATTCTTCGCCCCGGTTGTGGAGAAGATTAAAAGCATTTTCTCTGGCGTTACGATCACTGATTTGATTGGAACTGGACTTCTCGCCGGCATCTTTAAGAGTATCAAGAAATTCGCTGATGTATTTGCTGATTTGCTTGAAAATTTCAAGGGAATCGGGAAGAGTATTAGTGGTGTGTTGGACTCCGCACGAGACGCTCTTGTTCTTTGGCAGAAGGACATCAAAGCCAATATTTTGTTGAAGATCGCTGGTGCAGTTGGTATTCTGGCTGCAGCATTATGGGTGATCTCTAAAGTAGACACCACCAGAGTCCGTGACAGCATGGGAGCAATCACAGTTCTGCTTGCAGAAGTATCTGGTATTATGGCTGGTATCATGAAATGGGGCACCAGTGCAAATGCTTTAGAGGGTCTTTCAGAAGCAGCTCAGCTTGGAAAGATTGCTACTGCCATGATGGTAATTGCTGGTGCTGTACTTATTTTGGCTGCAGCACTCAAGAAATGCGAAAATTTGAACTGGGATAACACGATTCCAGCGATGACTGCACTGTTTGCTCTGCTTGGTGAAATGACAGCAGCAATGTATGGATTCATGGCGATAGTCAAGAAGAATCCATTGAGCAAAGAAACTGGTACGCTTCAGTCTTTTGCTATTGGGATGATTGGAATGTCTGTCGCAATTGCAATTCTTGCAACGGCTGTATCTCGGCTAGGTAAGCTAGATAGAAAGCAGGTTATTCAGGGCGGATTGACCGTGGTTGCACTTATGACAGCACTTAGCGGTGTTACAGCGGCATTGAAAGCCATCAAGTCGAATAATATGTCTGGTGTGGCTGGTTCCATGATTGCAATAGCACTAGCACTTACAATGCTGTATATCCCGATTAGACTGTTTGCAAAGCTTGACACAGACACTCTAAAGCATGGCGGTATTGCAGTCAGTGTAGCACTTCTTGCTATGACTTCAGCAATGACCGTAATGAAATCTGCAAAAGGCGATATGAAGGGTGTTGCGGGGTCTGTGCTTGCAATGGCGACCGCTTTGGCACTTTTGATTATTCCCATTAAAGTGCTGGGTAGTATGGATATGAACTCTTTAGCTAAGGGTTTAACTGGAATTCTGGTCCCTCTTGCGGCAATGGGCGCTGTACTTTCTGGTCTATCTGGCGGTGATTATTCTGGAATTGGAACAAACATGATTGCAATGGCCGCCGCAATGACATTGCTGGTTATTCCGCTCAAAGTGCTCGGTGGTATGGATCTGGCATCACTAGCGAAAGCTCTTGTAGCATTTGGAATTGCATTGGGTCTCCTTGTCGGAGCAGCCTATTTGATTGCACCGTTGGCATCCAGCCTCAGTGGTCTTAGTAAAGCGATGCTCGCTTTTGGTGCAGCTTGTCTTGGCGTAGGTGTTCTCGTCGGTGCAATAGCATTTGCATTTATGGCCTTAGCCACAATCGGTGCAACCGGTGTTGCTGCAATTCTTGCTGCTATTACAGGCTTGATTCAGGGATTCCGTGTGATGATGCCAATTATCGGCGAAGCGTTGAAAGACCTGATCTTGACGCTGTGCGATGTGCTAAAAGACACGGCTCCTGCGATTACGGAAACTGCGCTCTATCTGATCGATGAGCTTCTTCGGCAAATCGAAGAATATGTTCCGTCCATCGTTGCCCATTTGGCAAAGATCATTCAGAAAATTGGTCAGGCAATTACGGAGAATTTCGGAGAAATCGGTCTTGGCGACTGGATCGGTGCTGCGATTTTTACAGGTATTATTGCAGCTTCTGCCTTGTTGGTAAAAGGATTTGCGGCTGTATCGAAGGACGTTCCAAAAGCGCTGATCGGCGCTGCTGGTGTTGCTGCGATTCTGGTAATCGTCGGCGGTATTCTTGCTGCGATGACCTTGCTAGATCTGAATGACGTGATGGGAATTGCCGCTTCACTTAGCACTGTCTTGCTCTCTTTGAGCGTTACGATCGGTGTTCTTGGTATGATGCCTCTGACTGCCGGTCTTGCCGCAGGCTTGGTATTGGCTGAGTTCATTGCTGTTATGGCGGCAATTATAGCAGCGCTTGGCGGTCTGAATCAGATTCCTGGCTTCAGTTGGCTGATAGATGAAGGAATCAAGGTGCTTGGACAGATTGGCGAGGGCATCGGTACATTTGTCGGGAGCATTGTTGGTGCCGCAATCGAACGTATCACGGTTGGTATTGCTGAATCCGGAAGCAATCTTTCGCTCTTTATGGAGAATCTCCAGCCATTCTTGGACGGAGCTCGCAATATTGATCAGGCTGTTCTGGATGGAATTATTAAACTGACGGAATGCATGCTTCTGATTTCCGCGGCTGAAATTGTAGATGCAATTGCCGGCTGGCTGACAGGAAAGAATTCTCTGAAAGAATTCGGAACAGAACTTGCTGAGTTTGGACCGGCATTTGCTACTTTTGCTGAAAGTATATCTGGCGTGGACACCGCTGGAGTAAAGGCATCTGGAGAGGCTTTGAAAGCCATTGCAGAGGCCGCAGCAGCAATTCCAAATGAGGGCGGCATCCTGAGTTGGATCGTCGGCGATAATTCTCTGAAAGAATTCGGAACAGAACTTGCTGAGTTTGGACCGGCATTTGCTACTTTTGCTGAAAGTATATCTGGCGTGGACACCGCTAGAGTAAAGGCATCTGGAGAGGCTTTGAAAGCCATTGCAGAGGCCGCAGCAGCAATTCCAAATGAGGGCGGCATCCTGAGTTGGATCGTCGGCGATAATTCTCTGGCAGATTTTGCAGAAGGGCTGGTGCCGTTTGGTAAAGCATTGATGGCTTACGGTGAGGCTGTTGCTGGAATCCAGAAGTATCTGACACACATTCGTCTTTCGGCAAAAGCTGCAGAATACATCATTGAGATTGCTGATAATGTACCGAATAGCGGTGGTCTTGCTGGTTTGATCGTCGGTAACAACGATTTAAAAGACTTTGCTGAAGGATTGAAGCCATTTGGCGAAGCTTTGATGGAATATGGTAAGGCTATTACGGGTATCGGTGATTATACCGAAGATATTAAACAATCTGTCAAATCGGCGAAGGAAATCGTAAAGGTCGGAGAGATTATTCCAAACAGCGGCGGCTTGCTTGGGCTCATTGTCGGTAATAATGACCTGAAAGATTTTGCAAAAGGTCTGAAGCCGTTTGGTGAAGCTCTTGTTGATTACGGAACCGCAGTTCATGGAATTGGTGAAAAGAGCGCCGATATTTCCGCATCTGTAACAGCAGCAAAGGATATTGTCAGTCTGGCAACCGAGGTGAAAGGTGCTGCCAATGCAAAAGATCTCAAGAAGACTGGCGAGGGTCTTGTAGAGTTTGCAGCACAGATCAAGAACTTTATGGCAGAATGCGAAGGCTTGAATGCAGGACAGTTGGATTCGCTCAAGATAGCACTCCAGAGTGTCGTTGATATTGCTTCTAGCTTCTCCACAATTGACGCCTCTGCGCTGACTGACTTTGTTCAGTCGATAGAGACAATCGGATCTACCAGTGTTGACGAATTCTTGAGCTCGTTCTCTAATTCCAAGACGGCAGCAGCAACGGCAGTGAATGCTCTGATTGCAAATCTTAAGAGCGCGATTGGAACAAGTGAAAGCCAGTTGAAAAGCAAGTTTGAGGAAGCGGCAAAGAAAGGACTTGAAGGTCTTACCAGCAAAAAGTCTGAGTTTAAGACTGCTGGAGCAGACCTTCTCAAATCTCTCAACTCTGGTGTGAGCGGCCAAACAAATACCGTCAAGAATCAGTTTTCAACTCTTCTGAGCAACTGCATTGCTACTGTTCGTAGCTATTATAGCCAATTCCAGAGTGCAGGTAGTTATTTAGCAGCAGGCATTGCAAATGGCATTGCTGCAAATAGCGGCTCTGCATCATCTGCAGCTAGATCTCTTGCCGGAAATGCAGCAAGAGCCTCTGCCAGACGTCTTGAAGAAAAATCTCCATCCAAAGTTGGCTATAAAATCGGCGACTACTTTGGCATCGGCTTTACGAACGGTATCACGGATAACATCCGAAATGCTGGTATCTCTAGCGATGCCCTTGCAGAATCTGCAACAAAGGGTCTGTCAAATGCTGTATCCAAGATTGCGACTTTGATCGACAGTGGAATTGACACAAATCCGACAATTCGTCCTGTGCTTGATCTTACAGAAATTCAAAATGGAAGTGCTGCCATGGCAGATCTGATGAGTACGCTGAGTGGTCGTCCTGTGGAAGGCACAGTCAGTATTGCTGCAAAAACAGCCAGCAGTATGAACCGACCTGCATTTGCACCGGAACAGCAGACTGAAACTCCTAACGGAAAGCAGACATCTGAAAATACCACAAACAACTTCTATATTACTGGGACTGACCCGAGAGCGATTGCTGATGAAGTGGATCGCAAACTTCAAAGACGCGTAGAAAGGAAGAAAGCAGCATGGGCGTGATTATCTTTAATGAAATCCCGTCAACCAACTATGGAATTCATGTAGAGAAACCACCCGTGTATGCGACACCCGAACGCGACTATGAGGTGGTTCATATTCCTGGTCGAAACGGGGATCTTGTGATTGATAATGGTTCGTACCAGAACGTCGCAAGAAAGTATGACATCTCTGTCGGTGAGATCGACGGCAATTTTACGAATTTGGCCGCAGGCGTGAGCGAATGGCTCCATTCCGCATCCGGATATGCAAGATTAGAAGATTCCTATGAACCGGATTACTTCCGTCTTGCATATTATGTAGCCGATGCAGAAATGGAGAATTTGTTCCATCAGGCCGGTAAAATGTCGATCGAGTTTAATTGCAAGCCTGCCCGTTTCCTGAAAGTTGGGGAGCGGGCAGTTTCCTTTACAACTGCTGGTTCTCTTCGCAATCCGACATTCCAGAAGAGTTTCCCAAAACTGATCGTGGCTCTTTCAGGATCAGGCACTCTTACAATCGGAGATCAAATAATTATAATCAGCGGTTTGACAGGCTCAACCCATATGGTGATCGATTCAGAACTACAGGATGTCTATGAAGAAGGAAGCTTGACGAATCTGAACAGTAAAGTCTCATTTTCTGATGGCTTCCCGCTTCTGATTCCAGGTATAAATACGATCACATTTACAGGTAGCATTACTTCTGTGGAGGTGATTCCGAGATGGTGGATTCTCTGATTATCCTGTTTGATCAAAATGAACAGGCGTTTACCTCAAATGGTCTCGGTGCTCTTCCAGATGCCGCTTCCTGCATTGTGACAGAAGAGCGAAATGGCGAATACGAGGTCGAAATGGAATACCCGCTGACTGGAAGTCATTTTCATGATATCCAGAAACGTAGAATCATCGGTGTAAAACCAAACCCCTATGATGACATTCAGCCATTTCGTATTTATTCCATCACAAAGCCCATCAATGGAATCGTAACCGTTCATGCTGCACATTTGAGCTATGACACGTCTGGTTCCATCGTAAAACTCTTTCCCGCGGATGCTTCTTCGGCTTCGGCAGCAATGTCGTATCTAAAGAACTTCTCTGTACCCTCCACTCCCTTCACCTTCTTCACCAATGTTGGGAAGACTGGTACGATGTCAGTTCCGAAGCCCTCCAGCATTCGATCTTTATTAGGTGGCAGCGATGGGTCTATCCTTGATACATTTGGCGGCGAATATTTGTTCGACAAGTGGAAGATCTCCCTGCTTGAATCTCGCGGGGCTAATCGCGGTGTTACGATTCGATATGGTAAGAACATGACGGATCTGGAGCAGGAAGAGAACGATACGGATTTCTATACTGGTGTGTATCCATTTTGGTATTCCGAGTCTGAGAATGGTGGTCTTGTTACACTTTCCGACAATAATGGTATTGTCAATGCGCCTGGCACTTATGACTTCGTGAAGATCATGCCATTGGATCTTTCATCCGAGAACTTCAGTAAGGAGACAACTGACAGTGATGGATCTACAATCACGATTGAAAAGCCGACGGAGGCAGAACTTCGTGCTGCGGCACAGAAGTATATTTCTGTCAATAAAATCGGCATTCCAAAAGTGTCTTTAGATGTATCCTTCGTGATGCTCGCACAATCAGAAGAGTATAAAGATTTTGCACGTCTGGAAACTGTGAAACTGTGTGACACGGTGACAGTCGAATTCGAAAAACTTGGCGTGAAGACGACAGCTAAATGCATTAAAACTGTTTACAACGTACTGACAGATAAGTACAACTCCATTGAACTCGGAGAACCGAAGTCTTCTCTGGCTACAACAGTGAGCAATCAGGGTTCCCTGATTGAAGAGGCTTCGGATAAGAGCTATATGGAGCGCGCAATTCAAAATGCGACAGATCTTATCATGAGTGGGAAGCTCGGCGGCTATGTAACTGTCACCAAAAATGAGATTTACATTGCTGATAACAAGGATCTTGACAAAGCTACGAAAGTTTGGCGATGGAATTCTGGTGGTCTTGGATATTCCTCGACTGGTAAAGATGGTCCTTTTGGAATAGCTATGACCAGTGATGGAAAGATCGTCGCTGACTACATTACAACCGGCAATCTGGACTGCAGTGAATTGCACGTTTCCAATATCCATGGCGATTCGATTCTTGTGGATACTATCGGGGCTTTGAATGGGATCAATCAGAAAACAGATATCGAACAGGGAGGACAGACACGTAGCTATCAGTACGTTAAGACTGGTATTCTTCGGAAGGACTCAGATAATCACGATATATATGGCATTGCCGTTGGTAAGATCACAACAACAAATGACGGCGCGCTTGATACTACGCAGGGTGAATATGTAGAGATCACTCCCGGTCGAGTTTCATTTATGCAGAATGGAACTGAAGTTGCTTATATGTCGGGTGGTAAGCTTTATATTGCAAACGGCGATGTCGAAGCCAGTGACTTCAAATTTACTGGCGGCGATAGTATCAAAGCACAGTTAGAAGCCTTAGCCGAAAGTGTAAATGGTAATGGTACCAGCAGCTTGTCTGTTGACGTTGGTGGTATTGGATGGCTAAAAATCACAGAGTCGTCCTCTTCTTTAAGCGGATCGGCCGTTGAATTAGGCTCCACTGGTGGTATTCGAATCCAGAATATCGGAGATGGTGATATCTTCCTGCAAGCTGGTCTTGCAAAAATCCAAATGCACCATGATACGGGCAAGGTTACTCTCTCTGGCTTAGATGCTATTCCAGTTTTCGGGTGAGGTGGATTGAATGGCTTCGATACATTTTTCCCGTTCCAATGCTACTACTGTTTGGGCCAATGCTACTAACTGTATCGTGGAGCATACCTATACGATTCAGGTTTATAGCGGTAATAAATGGTGGGATAAGGTAACAAATCTCTACGGTAAAGCATCTTATGTAGAGTCGTTTTCTGTTAGTGGAAGTGATTCTTATCGTGCTAGATTATGGGATGCGACTATACACGCTGATGTAGCAACAGGCACTATACCCAAATGGGAAACATCACAGGATGTTACGGTCTCAATCAAAAACTATTTGAATACAAATACTGCCTTGATTGATGGCTCTTATAAAGGTCAAGTTAATACATCTTTCTTTATCACAGCTCCTGGAACACAGTATCAATCGTATGCAACTAAATATAATTTCAAATACTATACGTTATCTTCTGAAAATTATAGCATAGCACATGGCACTAAAGAACCGATTGTCATTAAGGCTGGTTTGCAGGTTAAGGTTTATTATGAAACAGAAGTTCGTCATTACCCGTATCTGGTTACGATCTTTATAGATGGAAGTGCCGGTCAATCAGTAACTAATACGACAAACACTCAGTCTTCTGTTGTTGTTTCTTCTTTACCTGCCTATACTCGATACGCAAATGACTATGACTTTCAATATGCAAAAGTCAGAAATTCTTCGATTCAGTATTCTGCTAATTCCACGATTGCACTTACAGCTGACTCAACTACATATATTGATCTGTATTTTAATACCAAAAAGCTTGCTATTGCACCAGTGATTACCCGAGTTACGACCACGTCCACGACTGCAGCAGTTTCTTGGAGTCAAAATGGAGGAACTAAAGGCATCTGGATTATCTACTACGGGTTATCCTCTGCAAGTATGACGAGTGGAGGCCATATTACATCCTCTCCTGCCACAATTACAGGACTAACCCCAGGAAAGACATATATTTTCTATATTCAGAATCATGTAAGCCCAACTGATACAGCCAATAGTACCGCTGTTACCGCTGTAACCAAAGACGCTATCGGTTATTTTGCGTGGACAAATGACGACGCCACCAACATTAAGCCTGGACAGCCAATTAAAAATCTGACTGCCGCAGCATGGCGAAACTTGATTACCAAAGTGGCTGCTTGCGGAGGGAGTACGGCATCAATTCCAAGTGCATCTTCTGGAACAGCAATTACAGCGAACCACTTCAATCAGATGCGTGATGCAATTTCTGGACTTACCGGTGCAGGATCAGTAGCGTCAAGCGTTATCTCTGGAACATCGAAAATTTTAGCTTCCCAATTTGCCAACTCATCAACGGCTTTGAAGGAAGCAATCAATCGCGCTATCTCTGCTAAGAACAATGAATAGGAGGTCGTTGTACTTATGACTCTAAAACTGAATGATGAAGTTATCACGATCACAAACTTTTTTGAAAATCTCGGAAGCCAGACATTGAATGCTGTAAATAGTTTCATTGTTACTCCATCCTCAGAATTTCCCGATTATTCCGACTTGAATGGTTTGAATTTGACAGAGTGCATCATCACAAATGAAGACGGCGTTCGAATTCCGATGCAAGGCCTTTATAAGAAAGTGGATGCGATCACTGTAACATACGATGAAGCAAGTCGGCTCTATACAGCAAATATTATTCTGGTATAAAGGCGGTGGTTTAAATGGGCGTTGCCACGTATACACCACCATCAGATCGAATTATCCACCATACGGCAGTAGACTTTGGTGAAAGATGGTCTCTCGGAACAGCTGTCAATCTCATGCAATATGACAAAACTTTACCGATTATTGCCGTTTCGCTTTATTCTGGTGGTAAGCCTTACACGATTCCATCCAATGCTGATTTAAATGTGCGAGTTGGTAAACCTGATGGAACCAAAGTATACAATCCGGTATTAGGATGTAATTCTCAGCGTACAATCTGCTATGTTGAAGCCACTAGACAAATATGCGCTGCATATGGACAAGCACTCGCAGTTCTTGAGCTTCTTGTCAATACCAATATCGCAGGATCTAGTTATATCCTCTTCGATATTGCTCGTAATCCAGCCCAAGAGAACGCCATTGTCTCATCAGATGAGTATCAAATCTTGAATGACATTGTAGCGGAAGCACGTGAGGCACTACAAAAAGCACCTAAAATTCAAAATGGCATGTGGGTCGTATGGGATGCTGATAAAAAAGCATATGTCAATACAGGATATTCTGCATCCGGGACTCCGGGTCCAGCCGGTACAGGAATTGATGACATTGTTCTCAATTCTGACTATACATTGACAATCAGATATGGCGATACATCCTATACAACTGCACCCATTCGAGGAGCTACCGGCGCACAGGGCGAGAGAGGCGCAACTGGAGCACCTGGTGTTGGCATTGAGCAGGCTGTTTTTAACGACGATTACACGTTAACTATTCTGTTCAATGATGGCAGTTCCTTCACTACGCCACCTCTTCGAGGGGCAACTGGCGCTGATGGCAAAGGATTTAAAATTCTTGGTTACTATCAGTCAGCTTCTGCTTTATCAAATAGTGTACAGCATCCAGCCGCTGGTGATGCTTATGGAGTCGGATCTGGCGAGCCATACGATATCTATATTTGGGATGCAGTCAATAAGAAATGGGTCAATAATGGTGCATTGCAAGGCGCTACCGGCAAAGATGGCACAACTTTTACGCCCGCAGTATCCGCAGATGGCGTTCTTAGTTGGTCGAACGATGACGGAAAGCCGAATCCACCCAGTGTCAGCATCAAAGGGCCCGCAGGGGAAGTGGGACCAGGCTCGGAGTTGTTCTATGTCGGCTGCGGTATTCATGCCGAGGATACTTATGATGAAAGTGTCACGCACACCAAGACATATGACGAAATCCTTGCAGCTTATAAGGCTGGGAAAGCGTGTTATGCAAGAGTGCAACTCTTTGGGGAATACAATACGAGCGTCATGTTTCTTCCGCTTGCGGAAGTGGATGAACCGTTTGGGTTTGTCAGTTTTGCATTGACAAAGATGACGCAGGGCGATACGTCGGAAGAACTGATGAATTATTACGTCCGTATTGACTGGGAGGGCAATGCAGAAGGCTACTGGGGTATACGGTATACCGGATCGAGTATAAGTAATTTCCTTCCGACGGTCGCAGCATCCGACAATGGTAAGTTTCTACAAGTGGCAAACGGTGCGTGGGCTGCGGTCACAGTGCCAGACGCGGAAGGAGGGTCTTACTGATGTCACGATGTATGACGGACACGGATAATCTGACTGCAGTTGCCGACGCGATCCGCATCAAAGGCGGCACGTCCGCGCAGCTGGTCTATCCGGCAGGGTTCGTTTCCGCGATTCAGGCAATTCAGACCGGCGTCACGCCGAAGTTGGTCGTGACCACCTCTGCGGGGGCGGCTGTCACGGCGGTAAAAGGCTCAAAAACAGTCAGCGGAACTGCCGGAACAGACGGAACATGCACGCTGGAAATCCCGGAGGCGGGAGAATGGAGCGTAACGTCAACAGCAAACGGACTGAGCGACACGCAGAGCATCGTGATCGGAACGCAGTGCATGTCGCTGTTTTCGGTCGATCCGGTTTTTGCAAACAACTCCTGGGCGGGCGTTGTAACGGCCTGCCGCAGAGGGAACGTGCCGTCCGCATGGGCTGTGGGCGACAGCATGCTTATGACGATCGGCGGTGTAGATTATCAGGTCGATATCATCGGCAAGAGCCATGATGATTATGCAGACGGCTCCGGCAAGGCCCCGCTGACGTTCCAGTTACATGACTGCTACGGTACGGGGTACGGCATGAATGACACAGAAACGGTCGTAGGCGGCTGGAAGAGCAGTAAAATGCGCACAGAGTATCTGCCGTCTATTCTGGCGCTTATGCCGGAAAGCGTTAAAAACGGCATCCGAGAGGTCAGCAAAAAGAACGCAGCAACAGCATCTTCTATTGTAACTTCGGCGGATAAACTGTTTCTGCTCTCGGAAATTGAGATTTTCGGCAGCCGGGTCGTATCCGCTACAGGCGAGGGAACGCAGTACAGCTATTATGCGAATGGTAATATGTCTGGCGGAGAAAAGGTGAAGACGATGAACGGCGCTGCCGCGACGTGGTGGCAGCGGTCACAGAACTTTGCAGGCGCAGGCGGCTTCGGCTTTGTCGAACAGCAGGGCGTCACAAACGGCGGCGATATTACAAATCTGTACGGCGTGAGTTTCGCATTCTGCTTCTGAAAGGAGGGACGATGAATTATGGTTCAAGGTGATGCTGCTATTGACACTGATGAAGCGGCAAAGCTGATTCCTGCCAATATTCGTGAAGGTATCACGATTCTTGGTGTTGAAGGCTCTATGTCTGGCTCCGAAGGTGTAAAGCCTCAGGCAAAGACAGTTACTCCGACCTTTACCCAGCAGGAGGTACTACCTGACAGCCCGACATACAATTATCTGTCTTCAGTTATTGTTGCTGCAATTCCTGTTACCTATACAGATAACGAGCAGGGAGGACAGACACTGAAAGTAGGTGCCTGATCGTGCAAGTATGGAGTTCTGGAAGATCGATCAACAAAGTTGAGATCGACGGCGTAGTGAGATTGGATCTCACGCAGGATACTGTAACACCTGCCACACTTGCAAAGGGTAAAACAGCTCATGATAGTTCCGGTACTATGATTACGGGGACGATGGAAGTCGGCAGTTCTAAGGAAGAACAGGAAAAATCGATCAGCATCACTGCAAATGGAACATATACGATTGAGCCGGACACCGGGAAGACTCTGAGTAAGGTAACTACAATCGTCAACGTTCCTACGTCCGGTGGAGGGGATAGCGCACTTCTATCCATTATAGATAGAAGCATATCAGGTGTGTATGTAAATTCTGATATAACAGTAGTAGGCCCGTATGCTTTCTTTAGATGCCTTAATCTAACCGGTGTTGTATTTCCAAATGCAACAGATATACAACAATATGCTTTTCAAGATTGCAAATCACTTAAGCGAATTGATTTTTCGCAGCTACAAAAATCAAACGCATTCTCATTTAAAAGCGACACCGGGTTGCAAACAATAATTCTGAGGAATTCTGAGGTTGCGCCTACAGCGGCAGGCAGAGGATTCACTCCTCTTCTTGGAGCTGTAGAAGCTATGTATCTCTATGTTCCGTCCGCGCTTGTAGACAGTTACAAAACCTCAAGCTATTGGGGAGATTACAAGAACAAAATAAGAGCGATTGAAGATTATCCGGATATCACAGGGGTATAGCATAGCTGAACATAGACGTATACATCGACAGATATGACTACAGAAGAACATTTGCAAGATGCTGAGACGGCACTAGGACAACAGTAAATTTGGAAGATTATAGACGGAGGAGTGTATGCAAACATTTACAGAAATTGTTACAATCTGCGCCGGGGTCACATCGATCCTGGCGCTTTCCATTATGCTCGTAAAGCCTCTCCGAGATAAGATCTTTGACTTCGGGTTAATCCGAGAAGGCCTCAAATGTATGTTACGGGCAGACATGCTTCGGATCTATTATAAACATCTCGACACTCAGCAGATCCGCCAGCATGAATACGAGAATTTCATGTACGAGTATAAAGCTTATAAGGCGCTAAAAGGAAATAGCTTCATTGACCATGTCAAAGTAGAAGTGGAGTCTTGGAGTATCATTCCATGATCTATCACAAATCAAAATGGGCAAAAGGTGAGATGGCCAGAACTGTTGTTATCTACTGTATCAAAGTTCTGACATATGTTCTGATCTGGGCTATCTTACTGACGACCATTGCGACGATCTTCAAGCTGACAATTGATCTCTCTGCGGTGCTAAACTTCACTGCTATCACCTTTGGCGGGGAATTGGTTCTTTTAGCCTTTAAGCGAGTTTTTGCAAGAAAGAATGAGGAGGTAAATTAAATGATCAATGTTGTCAAACGGGCTGCTTCTCTTCTTAGCGTCAAAAGCATTGTGACGCTTGTACTTACGGGCGTTTTTGCCTATCTGGCAGTTAAGAAAATGATCAGTCAGGAGTTTATGATGGTGTATACTGTCATTATCGCATTCTACTTCGGTACACAGTCTCAGAAACTTCAGGACGCCATTATTAAGAAAGATGGTGAAGATAATGCCGACGATTAAGGAGAATCTGACGCCTATTCATTTCTATCGTAATGGCAATCGGCCGAAGTATCTGGTCATCCATTACTTTGGAGGGCTGAGTAGTGCTCTTGGCGCTGCCGAGTGGTTCAAAGACCCTCGTGCACAAGGCTCGGCTCACTATTGTGTGGATGAAACTGATGTGATTCAGCACTGTGTCAGAGATCAGGACGGTGCATGGCATTGCGGTGCAGTTGGAGGCCTCCGGTACATTCATCCGTACTGTCGCAATAACAATTCCATCGGAATTGAAATGCGGCCGTCTAAGATCAATCGTGCGTCCCTTAATGCCAACGATAAGGACTGGTATTTCGATGATCGAGTCGTAAAGAATACGATTTGGCTGTGCGTGCAGCTCATGAAGAAGTACAAGATCCCTATCGAAAACGTCATTCGCCATTGGGACGTCACGGGTAAGATCTGCCCTGCCCCGTATGTTGGCGCATACTATAATACTTATTATGGAACTACTGGTGATCAGCAGTGGGCAAAATTCAAAGAACGTCTGGAGGAGGCACTTGAAATGCGCTATAACAAACTCGGAGAAGTGAAAAATCAGGATTACCGCAAGACGCTGGACAAGCTGATTCAGAAAGATCTGCTGAAAGGCAAAGGCGGTGTTGGAGAAGGCCTCATTCTTGATATGAGTGAGGATATGATCAGAACGCTTGTTATTCTTGATCGAGCAGGTAATTTTGATTGATAAATAGAAAACACCCCGCTGTAGCAAATCATCACTACGGCGGGGTGTACTAATAGTGTACAAATAATGTACTAGTGTACATCATCTCACTGCATTTATCCACTTTTAACTACGGCTAAAGGCATTGAAAATACTTGGTTTTTGCCAATCAGGCTTACTTCATTGCTTCAGCAACTGAGGCATGAAAGTCTTGCGTCCCAGTCTCTTTTGCCCAGATATGTACTAATAATGTACTATTAAACGGCGTCTGCAAGCTATTTTATTTTTTCAATTTCGCTCTTTAGCCATTGAATATCGCGTTGAGTATAAACCTTTTCCGTTATGTCATTCACAGCATGTCCAACAATATATTTTATCGCATACTCATCCACTGTCGCTTTCTTTGCCATTGTCACGAACTGCTTTCGAGGGTCATGGGCTCTATGATCTGGATTAAGTTTCAAAATATCAACTACTTTCATAAACCGCTGCCGATACTTCTCATAGGTCATCATTAGACTGCTTCTATGTGTATGTGTGTCAGTGCAGTTTATCAAATACTGACTTCCGAGATTGACAGCCTCACGATATTTGGCTTCAACCAGAGGGAGAATTTTTGAATGAATTGGCACAACCCGTTCTGTTCCAGCATCGGTTTTCATTCCTCCTATCATTATTCTTTCGTCTAATTTAACATTATTTAGTTCAATTAGACCAAGTTCCTGAGGACGCCATCCTGAATAGCACTGTATCAGGACTGCGTCAACATAATCCACCTGACCTAGGGCAGCCCATAGTTTATCTATCTCTTCGTCCGTAAAAGAAATATGACTTCGTTTACACGATTCGATGTCTTTTATTACTTCGTCAGATATATCGAAGGTTCGGGCATAGTTTCGATCAACGATCTCATATTCAAGTGCATAATCAAGCATTAGATTGAACATGGACTTGATGCGGCCTTTTATATTTGGCGTAGTTGCTTTCTCAACGCCTTTTATTACTGCTTTTCCTTGTTCTAAACAACCTTTTATGTGGTAGGAACGGAGATCTGATGCACGCATCCGATAGACGCTCGAGCAATATGCCCATGCAGATCTGATCGTGCGCTTGCTCGAGTCATTGCTGAGACCTTTGAAATAGTCAGCCGTCCATCGATTATATAGTTCCTTCACCGTAATAGCTGGATCAAGACTGTAGGGATTTTTGTTGTATTCGAGTAAAGCCTCATACGCTTCGTTGTATGTAGCGAAATATGCATCTGGCTTCAAAAGCTTCCCTACCGCTCGACCTTGTTCATCTTTCTCAACTGTAACCATTGCTCTGAATGGTTTTCTTAGATTCTTTCCTTTAATTTCAGTAATTCGACCAAACCCATTGGGCAGTCTTTTTCTCTTGTTGCGTCTAGCCCGTTTTCGAGTCATATTTATATTTTCTCTAATCGGACAACCGCAATGTGGACAGGCCAGTGCCTTATCACTGACTTGTAAATTGCATTCTGCGCATTTTACAAGCATAGTGTATACCTCCTTCTGAGATACAGTACCAAATAATACGCGTTGCGTCAACCACTCACGATTTTATTTGTAAAAATCCGGACGCAGGTGACGTTCTCTGATGATACTCTTTCGACTGAGAAGAGTGTAATTGCTTTTCCCAAATAGTATCAGATAGGAGAACATAAAATGGAAGAAATGATATTCCCAATGGGTTCTGTTCCAGTAAGTGTAGCGGCAAAAGTATATGGAAAAGATGCCTGCTGGGTGCGGGCTGGCATTATTTCAGGATGGCTTCCGATTGGAAAAGCAACCCGAAATGGAAAAGAAATTACAAATCTGGATGAAATGGACTCGCGCCGAGGACGTATCAACTTTTATATTTCGCCAAAACTACTTTGGGAACATACGGGGTACATGTGGGGAGGCGAGCGCATATGAGCACACAGATTCGTCCAGAGATTTCGCAGAAGAACCCTTATTGGATTCCGAAGCATCGCTACTACGAGCTCAAGCATTTCGTTATGCAATATCCAGCATGGGTAGCCGCAAGGAAAGGGCTAGATTTTCTTCATACACCGACATATTGTGTTCGCGTGAAAAAAGATGTTACTGATCCCACAATGACCGGTGCAGAACTGCGAGCGTATTATTCCGATCGAATTGACATGGTAGATCGAGCGAGCTTTGAATGCGGATGTCCGCAGTATGTTCTAAAAGGGATTCTCAATAGCCTATCCTATGAAAAGCTCCTTTTGAAGTATCCAGCATTCATCCGCTATACAAAGGAAAATACTACGAGGCATATCGTAAATTTTTCTGGCTGCTGAATCAGGAGAGACGCTGATGAAAGTGATTGACGTTGCTGTGAAAAAGTCGATGATGACGATGCGCGGCAAATACATTTCCCTTTATGAAGGGAGTTGATATTATGTTAACAGAAATTATTGTATATTTGATTATTGGCGGGATTATTACATTATATCTGTGTAATACTTTGGGCGATGTAGTCAAAGACGATACTTTAGCTACGAAAGTCATCTATTACGCTTGGATGATCGTAATTGCACCGCTGCTCTTCATATACGGCATTGCGAAGGGCGTATATCAGGAACTGAAAAATAAGTCGGAGTCCTAACAAGGGCTCCTTCTTTTTTCTTACGCGAAATTTACATCTGCTCTAATGGAGAAACATTAACATGTTTTAATTTGAAAGGAGATTTTATTATGTATAACACTATGGAACTCACGAAGAAGATCACGGATCGCTGTGACGAACTGATGGCGATTGCTAAGAAGCAGATCATCGAGACGGCTATCGATAACGATAGCATTAACGAGGATGGCTTCAAGGCACTGAACTTGATGCTCGGCTTGGTCAATGATTGCAAGGAGTTGGCTGCGGATTATGCTATGAAAATGGAACAGATCCCTGAAATCAACAAAAAGCTTGATAAGCTTCTCCAAAAGAGAGAGTCCTAACAAGGACTCCTTCTTTTTATATTTTGCACATGGAGGTATCCAAATGAGATGATAAATTAAGATCATAAAAATTCCCGGGTGAGAAATTTCAGAAAACATTTTAGGAGGGTATTATGTGGATTTATATTTTAGTCGGTGTTCTCTGTAGTTTGAGCGGTGCGCTGACCATGTGGCTTATGACGAAACCGCATGTCGAGGGCGCTATCATCATCGAGAACGATAGTGCATATCTTCAGCTTAATCATGAGGTGGAGCGGCTTGCAGATCATCAATATGTGACCTTCATGGTTATCTCGCGAAAATAACAGATTCTCTTATGGAACAATTAACATTGAAAGGAGCTTTATGATGAACGAAAAGACATTAGAAGAACAATTGGAGGAGGAATTGAAGGATCAGTTGACTGATATTTCAATGCTGCATACGGGTAATCCGGAAAAGACAGAAGCGATTAAAGCGTTCGCCGTACTGTATGATAAGCGGCAGGACACAATCAAGCTGAAGGCTGAAGCTGAAGAAGCACAGGCCAAGAAGAAAGATCGTGTCGTGGATCATATCATCAGTGGCGTTGGAACGGTATTGCCAGTTCTGGCTACTGGTATTATGTATGCAGTCGGTATGAATTTCGAGAAAACTGGTACATTGACCTCGACGTTCTTTCGCAATCTTGTCGGAAAAATGAAAGTCACGAAGTAATTGAACTACAAGAAGGGTCGTTGAGAAATCAGCGGCTCTTCTTTTTTGGGTATTGCAGAAAGAAAAAATATATGATAGGCTGGTTTCAACAACCGAAGCAGCAAGATTCATCACGATTCAGTCGTATTTATATTTGCAATCATC